TCCCTTCGCTGCGATTGATCCGGTCCTTGAGATCCGAGATGCTCGTTTCGAACCCTTTGGTCATGGTCTGAATCAGGCCCACGAGCTGGTCGATCTGTTTCGTCGTCGCCGTCTCGCTCTTGGCGATCGCCGAGGCCGCCGACTTGTTCTGCTCGTTGCCCAGCTCCTTCGCCGCCTGCAGCGCGGCGTCCACGGCGACCTTGCTGTCCTTCGAACTCTGCTCCGTCCGCACGTCGCGTTCCTTGAACTGCGTCTGAATGCTGCTGAACTTTTCGGCGTGCGTCGCCTCCAGCGCCTCGAATTTCTGGTCGTGCACTTCCTTGAGCGCCTTGATTTTTTCGTCGATGCGCCCCGGAAACTTGTCGGCGATGTCCTGCAGGATCTTGATGGCCAAGTCCATGCCGTTCAGGCGGGTTTCGATGATGGTCCGAATCAGGTCCACGGCGGCTTGCGCCGCCCCGAGCTTGACCTCGAGCAATTCGCGTAGGCTGAAAATCTCCCGCTGTAAGCGTTGCGTGGTGAGCACCGTCGGATCGGGCCGGGGCACGACCATCCCCGACAGGCTGTCGCCGGTGTCTTCCATCCGCCGGTCGCGCGACGAGGTGTCCGCCATCAGTCCGTCACCACCGGGGGATCCGGCGGGCCAATCTTCGGGACTTCGACCGGGGTGCTCGAGCCCGGCACGCTGATCACCACGGGCCGCACCGTTAACTTCCGGAGCACCATGTTCACGAGACCGACCACCATGAGGACTTTCGGGAGCCAGGCGAGCGGGATGAGGGCGACGATTTCGGGTTCGGCGGAGAGGCCGATCACCGCCGTGATCACGGCGACCCAGAACGTGCGACTCGATAGGATCGAGATCGCATAGTACGTGCGCGTCGCTGATGCCACCGTCGGCGGGGGACGGATCACTTCGGTCATTTTGGTTCCTCGAAGGTCAACGTCATCCAGTTAAACACCGCACCCTCTGCCGGTTTCAGGATCGCGCGAAACCGCGCTTCGAGCGCCGTCCGTTCCTCGCTCAAGGTCTGCCCCTGCGCTTTGATCTGACACGCGGCCAAGGCTTCCTGGGTCTGCAAGAGCGACACTTTCGCCGCGTGCAGATCCGCATGGGCTTTGTCCAGATCGGACAAGCCTTGCGGCGCGATAAGCAGGAGACTGATCAAGAGACTGCGCATGCGTCACAGGCCCCGGCAGAGCACGTTGACGACGGTCCCCGCGGCGATGGACGGGGTGAACGAGAAAATCCCTTCGGTCGTGGAGGGATTACTGAACACCGTCGCCGCCGTGACCGAGCCCGTGGTCGCCACACAGGCGGGAATGTTCGTGTAGGTCATATTGAAGGCCACCGCGATCAGGGACACCGGACCCGTGCTGATGCCGATCCGAAACGCCGTATTCCGCCCGGCAATCGTCGCGGTCCCCCCGGTGACCGTGGTGAGGGTCGGCACCGCGGGACTGTCCATGATGTTCGTGGAGCCGAGATTGAAGTTGCCCGCCGCGTCAACAGTGGCCCGCAGCGTCCCGCTCCCGGTATAGATCCGCACCGCGCCCGTCGCATGCGTCGCCGCGAGCGAGAGCCCGCCCGCCCCATCCCCAGCCAGCACCGTGCTCGCCTGCACCAACGGCCCGGCCGTGGTAAAGGTGCTCGTCGTGCTCGTGAACTGCCCCAAGACGGTATCGCTCGTCGCCTGCACGCTCGCGCTATTCCCGGCCCCAGCCGTGACATTTGTCACGCGCAGAATCTGCGTGCCCGCTCCCCCGCCCGTGAAGATATGCGTCCCGAAGGTCGTCCACTGGAATAACCCGGCCGCGGTGATCTGTCCGCGCTCGACCGTGCCCGTGCCCGTGAAGAAATGGATGATGCCAGCCGCATCCGACGCCCGCAGCGAAAGCCCCCCTGCGCCACTGGCTTCGAGTTTCACGCCGTTGGCAATCGCCGCGCCGGTGGTCGTGAAGGTGCTGGCATGCGCCGCGAGGGCGCCGAGATTCACTGCCGTGTCGTTCCCGACAAAGAGGACGCCGCGATTGGCCACCCCCGCCGACGTGTTCCGCACAATCAAGGCTTCATCGCCCACCCCACCGGCCGCAAAGACCGACGTGCCAAACACCGTCGAGGAGAACGTGCCGGCCAACGTCATGATCGTGCCGGATTGCGAGAACAGCGAATTCCCGATGGAGTTCACGCCGGTAAAGACGGGCAGCACATTCGCGGTGCCAGGACCCACACTGCCGCCCGTCGCTAATGCCAGCCCGTTGAAAAACAGGTTCCCGCCCACGTTGTAGAGTTTGTTTGTGACGACGCCAGGTGTAAAACTCGGCAGCGTCAACGCTTGATTCACGACCGTTGGGCCCGCTTGCAATCCGCCGAGGCAGGTCGTGGGCGCATTGATGGTGTTCGCGCCGATACAGGCCGAGGCGACTGACGTGTTGGTGGTGACAATGGTCGAGAAGGCCCCTGGCCGCGGTTGGCACCACGCTGGCACCGCGAGTCCGAGTGTGACGAAGAATGCACAGAGGAATGGTTGCATTAGGCTATTCTCACCAGGTCGCAGCCCCAAACAAACGCCGCGCTGGCCGATGTCTGCGTCTTGATGGCGAACGAATGACTCACGCCGCCGACAGGAAACGTAATCGCCGCTGAGACCACAGACGCTCCGGTCACGCTCGTCCCGCTCGCCACGGCCAACGGTGTATCGGGCGATCCCCCGAGCAAGTCCACCAACGCGACGCTGACGGTGGCCCCGCCAGCTTCCAGAATCATCGCCCGAATGCCGTAGGTGCCAGCCGGAATATTCGACGGGTCAATCACGAGGAGCGCTGTGCCGGCGTGTGTCTGCGCCACCGTTGCACCCACCGGATACGTTACAGCCGTCACTGGAGATGTCGAGTCGCCCCCGAACGTGAACAGCACCGAGCCGACGCCGCCACCGCTGCCTGCGAGGCCAATCGACTGAATCGGGTCCGTGGTCGAGATGGTCACGCCTGCGCTATCGCGGACAATAAAGGAATAACTCAGCGCATCGAGATAGATACGGCATCTGCCAGCCGAGTCGAGCACAATAGGGTTACTGTTGGGAGTTCCTGCGGCATCGCTATACGTTACAGCGTGAACAGATAAGCCCGCCGCAAAAGTTTCCACCGTCCCAAAGGACAGCGGGAAACCATCGTCACTGCTGTATTGCCTGGTTTCGTATGGGGCTAGAGTGAAAGGCATTCATTGCCTCGCCGATGCGGATGATGATTGTATTTCTGACGGTTCTCAGCCCTTGTAATGACTCTGAGATTATGTTCAACGTGCAACCCACAAACTATCCGACCGCATAACGGATAGAAGTGATCTACTTCGTAAGTGACACCAGTTTCACGCGTGAGCCTGACCGCTTCCGCGTAAATAGCGGCGATAGCCGCATGATCGGCCCATGAAGGCGTGGCTTGCACTTCCGCAGCTCTCCGCCTTGCCGCAATAGCATTGGCCTTGCCTGGATTAGCCAATACCCTGCGCTTGGTCGCCTCTTTTATGCGTTCTAGATTGGCCAAACGGTATGTTCTCGCGGCGGCGCATCTAGCAGCTCGTTGTGCAACATAGAGTATTTTGTTCTTGGCAAGACGATCAGTTCTACGCTCCCAGTATCGAGCCATTCCACGCGCATTCATTTCAGTCCGGTGTTTCTCGTAGTAAACTGGACCGTATACCTTGCGGTAGGCTCGCATTTCCTCTTGGTGCGCCGCCTTATAGGCTTTAGCACGGGCATGTTCCTTTTCGAGATTAGCCGCGTGATATGCCTTGTTATAGATTCGTTGCCGCTCACGATGCGCGGCTTGATAAGCACGAGCTTTTGCGCGCAATTCCTCGCGATTGGCAAGGTAATGCTCCTTGCGCCGTGCGAGTTCTTGGCTTTTCCGCTCGTCCATCAGGGCGTCTCCTCGTCTTGCTGGTCGCCGGCCAGATAGGACGCGACAGCCGCCGCCAATCGCGGCGAATTGCGCAGCATGATTTGCACGCCCGGCTTACTCAGCGCAATCGCGGCCTTCGACATGCCTTGCGGTGAGCCAATCGCCGCGCCGGCGAGCGCCCCAGCGGCCGCACCCTTCGACCCGCCCTGCTGGCTCCCAAGCGCGCCGCCCAGCAGCATCCCGGTGCCTGGCCGCACCATCGCCTGATACAGATTCGCGCCTGGACGCAGCCCCTTCTCGAGCCCGCGCACCGCGCCAATCATCTCAGCCGCCTCCGCATTGGCCGCACGATAGCCAGGCGCTCCGGCGGCTTCGGTAATGTCGCCCAGATGCTGGTTCAGGCTCGTGGCCATGTCCTTCAGCGCATGAGCTTTGATGGTCGCATTCGGCCGACCCTGGCCCATCTTGCCGGCGAGATAGAGCGCTTTCGATTGGGTCTGGAGACTGGCCTTGAGCGCGTCCGCTTCCATCGGCGTCATCGCCGCCGCTCGGCCCGCAGCAATTTTGCGCTCGACGGCCGCGAGTGCGCCGATACCGCCTTCAACATCTTCGCTTTGCATGACCTTGGCCAAGGTGCGCGAAAGCCCGTCCGTAGCGGCCGTAATCGGCACCGTCGCGCCTTTCTCGTGCGCCGCCGTCAATGCCGCGTTGGCTTCGCCCTTCGCGGCTGTGAGCATGGCACGGGCCTTGGCTAGTCCTTTCGGCGAGACGGCAATGGCCTTGTCAATCATCGTCTGGGAGAGCTGCGGGAACTCGCGTGAGAGGCGGTCGGTGAGGTTCAGCGCCCGACTCATGCCGTAAGTGGCGGCCTTGCCAGCGCCGGCCGCGAGAGCCCCGCCAACGGCCTGCCCCGCGCCCTGGATGGCTCCCTGCACGCCGATATCCGTCGCGGCTTGCCCTGGTGTCTCCGGTGCCGACGCGCCTCGTAGGCGGTTGATGTTCTGCTTCCAAGCTTCCCCGGCCGCCCCGCCGAGTGCCGCTCCGCCGATGCCGCCTGGCACGCCGCCGATGCCCATGCCGCCGACGGCCCCGCCGATGCCGCCAATAATGCCGCCCGCGACGCCGCCGACGGCCGGCAAAAGGTCGACGGCGGTATCGGTCCACGTCCGGCCGGCCGACGCCGCTTGAATGGGCGCGGCTGGTTCCGCTTCTACGGCGAGCTCGGCCAGCGGCACGCGGAGTGGTGCAGGCGTCGGCTCGTCTTCGGGGTCGACTTGGAGGGCGCCGAGTGGCACGCGAAGGCGAGGCATCAGAGCGGCTCCAAATCCGCCTGTCCGTTCGTAATGCCGGCGACCTTGTAGCGCTTGCCGTTGAACGTCACGGTCGATCCGATGGCTGGGCCATTTGTGGCTGGTTGGGCTGGCGAGGCTGATGTGTCACGTGGAACAGTCGCACCGGCTACCTTACTGCCTGGCCGCGGTTCGCCGTAGAACTCGTCATACGCCTTGCCAGCCGAGAATGCCAAGCCACTCAGCACAGTGTCGCGGGCCTTCTGTTTCTGGGCCAGAATCTTCGGCCCATCCCCAGGCTGGGCAAAGTAGGTCTTGGCGTCGTTCTCGTATTCCTGCACCGGAATCGCCGCGCCCGACTCTTTGCGCAGCCGAGCTTCCGTAAACGCCCGTTGGGCCTGCCGATACGACTGGTTCTCTTCCGATTGCAGCCAGTTGGGCGCGGCCTGGAGCCGTGCTTGGCTGCCCAGGTTCATCTTGGCAATCTTCGTTTCGAGCGGGGCGACCGTCTTGGCCGCTTCATCGGCGCGATTGAAGAAGGCGAGCGATTGCCGCTCAATTCCGGTCACGCCGCGCGCCGCTTGAGCGGCAGGCTTTCCTTCAGCATCCGATTTGCGCGCCCAAATAGCCCCGGTTGGGCCTTGAATCTGCACGAGGGCTTCGTCCTTCGGAGCGGCCGGCGCCCGTCCGGCCTCGGCCAGCCCGCGCTTCATATTCAGGAGCTCGCGCACGCGCGGCCCGTCCTTCGCCTGGATGGCCTGCACGAGCATGGCTTCGATGGTCGCTGGCTCGGCCGCTGGCTTTGGTTGACCAGTGGCAATGGGCTGGCCTTCTGGGCTAAATTGCGTTTCCCCTGGCCCGAGCTTGAATGGCTGTTCCGGCTTGTCGCCGAGCGTGGCGAAGTGATCAATCAGTTTCTTGAAGTTCGCCGGGTCCGTCACATGCTCCAGCGCATCCTTCGCGCCGGGATGCACGTCGGCCAGCACCTTGAGCGCCGTGGCGGATGTCACCGGGTCGTAACCGTTCGCCTGGATGAACTGCGCGGTCTGTTTCCCCAGCGCCACGCCTTGTGCGTCACGGTCCTGCTTCGCCTTCGCCACATTGCCTAGCCAGCCTTCGGCCATTACGCGGGATTCCGGAGGCAAGAGGCCGAGCACCGCTTCGGCGTTGCCGTCCTTGATTTGTCCGTAGGCTTGCTCGGCCGCGTCGTGAATCTGCTTGGCTGTGAAGGCTTTTTGCTTGCCTGCGTCGATGCCGGCTTGCTCCTGATCGAGCCGCTGTTGGCCCTGCTGGACATGCTGCTGGCGAATCTGGGAGTTCTCCTGCGCGGCCTGTCGCGCGAGGTCTATCTCCTGCTGCCTGGCGCGTTGCTCCTCGAGCTGGGCGGGGATCTGACCGAGTTGCTGGGCAAAATGCCCCCACGCCTGCCCGCTGTCAAGTTTTCCCTGTGCTTGAGCCCGGCCCTGCTCCATCAGAATCCGGCTCACGCTGTCAGCGTAGCGGCCCATTAAGCTATCGCCTTTCGCTTACTACGAACTCGATGGCTACGGTATCGCTTGCTACGGCTCTTTTCGAAGACTGCCCTACACGAACGGCATTCATAAGACAAACCGCAAGGCTTACTGCGATTGGCTGGAAATTGAGTGATGTCTTTCACGAGACGGCAGACCCTGCAAATGTGCTGAGTATTCGGATTGCCGCCTGCCTTTATAATTCGCGCCCTGCGGTGCAAGAGCAAGTGATATGCCTGATCTTGGCAAATGACAAGGCGGGCGGTCCTAGAGCCGATATCACCATCAACATGATGTACTTGCACACCAACAGGGAGAGGCCTACCGAGCGCCGCCTCCGCCCGAATGACATGAAGTTGGCTCGATTGTCCAGCAGCACCTGTCTTGTGTTTATAGCCATTCGTTGTGACATGCCTAGAAGAATGACTTTTCACGAAACGACAATGCTCGCCGCGTTTTACCCCGCGTGCTGTTTTGGTTGCCGCAGCGATTCGCGTCGGCTGTCCACAACCGCATTCGCAAAGTCCGCTCATTTTAGTCAGGCCTCACCGGTTGCCCGAGACTTGCGAGGCCGTATTGCTGCGCCCACGGGTCTGTAACATTGGCACGATAGTTGTTCTGCCACGTCTGATTGGCCTGATTAAACGCCTGCTGATTGCCCTGCTGCGCCAGTTGACCCTGCCCGAGTGCTAGATTGCCTTGGCCGAGCGAATACTGATTCGCGGCCTGTGTATAGCCGAGGTTGAGATTGCCGAGGCCCAGCGCGTTGTTCGCTTGGGCGTTGTAATTCGCGAGCGCGTTCTGATTGTTCGCTTGCCCGTAGGCCAGCGTGTTGCCGGCGTTCATGCCGTAGGTGCCAGCGGCTTGGTTGTAGCCCTGCTGCTGGGCCGCAAGCCCTTGGGCGTTCTGGGCCAAAGCGGATTGATTGTTGGCCGCAATCGCGGCATTCGAGCCCTGATTGTTGGCCTGATTGGTCTGAAACGCCTGATTGTAATTGGCGTTCCCGAAGTTCAGCGCGTTCTGGTTCGCATTCTGGTTGTAGGCCAGCCCCGTTTGCGCATTCGTCTGATACGCGCCGAGACTGGTCTGGTTGTTCATCTGGTTCGTCGCCCGCGCTCTGGCATCCGCCGCCGCATACTCCTGCGAGGCCATCCCCTGCCCTTGCGCCATCAGCGCATTGGCCGCGTTGCCGCCCCGGAGCGACCCGGTGCGCGCCAGCGTGTTCTCCAGCGCATCCTGACCCGCTTTCAACCGGAACTGATAGGACGGGTCTGACTGGAGTTGCTCCGCCGTCATGCCCTGATAGGCTTCAGGCGTGTAGCCTTCTGGCGTGGCGAGATTCTCGTAACTGAGCGGTGTCGGCGTGGCCGCTGGATTGTAGCTCTGCTGCTGCATCTGCGGCGTGTTGCCGAGGTTCCCGATGCCTTCGTAGGAGAACGGCGCCGGCGCCGTGATGTTGTTGACAGGCGGCGCGGTTGGCATCTGCATGCCGGATGTATTCCCGCCGCCCGCTTGGCTGTTGACCATCTGCCCCGACATCGACGCCATCGCCCCAGCCGTGCCAGCGGGGGCCGGTGCAGTGCCCTTGTAGCCGAGCCCGCCTGGCTTGGTGTAATTCGCGCTGTTCGGGTCATCGCCCTTAATGCCGTTGTTGCGCGTGCCCGCCGGCCCGCCGCCGACATACGTATACTGCGCCGCGTTCGCTCCTGGCTGGCCATTGCTGCCGGTCGCATCTCGACTCAGGTCGTAGACAGAGCCTTCCGGGCTCATGATTTTATCGCCGCTCGTCTTCGTCCAGCCGGCAAACTTCGGATCGGCGAGCACTTGGTCCACGCTGCCGCCCGATTGCATGATACGACCCGCGACATACTTATTGCTCTGCGCGGTCGGGTCTGACAGCTTCGCTTGGTCGTAGCCTTCCAAGGCCCGCGGCGCGCCGAGCGAGGCCGTTTGTTGATTCTGGCCGGGCTGCTGCGTGCCGGAGGTCGTGGGATACCCGATATTCTGGGCGAACCAATCCTGTTGTTGGGCCGGCGCAGCAGCAGGCGCGGCCTGCCCGGTGGCAGCTGGGATGCCCACAAACTTGCTGCCGATGTAACCATGCGCGCGGTCTTTCGGTGTCGCCATATCTGAATTCCTACTGAATGATGGTCGCACCCTTCGCCACGGCGCGCTGGGCCATGTCAGCCGGAAGACTCGCCTCTTGCCCGTTCGGTGCCATGACCCTTACGAGCGCCCCCGGCATCGGCCCGCCGCCCGGCGCTTGCTGGACCGCTTGCCCCATCTGCCCGCCCGTCTGCATCTGGCCCGCTGGCGGCATGCCACCCGGATTCGGCTGCCCGCCGGTCATCATGTCTCCGACGCGCCCCATGAAGCCTGATATGCCGCCCTGCCGTGGCGCCCCCTGTGGCCATCCTGGCGGCATCTGTGGGCCTTGCGGGGGCATCCCCTGCGGGTTGCCAAGGTTCGCCATCTGGGGCGGCTGTTGAGGCATGGACGGTTGCCCCTGTTGCTGCCGCGGGTCGAAGGTTTGCCTAGGCGCTTGGGACATCGCGGTCATTCGCCCCATGGCCTGCGCCCCTTGCTGCTGGTAGGGTGAGAAGTCCTGCCGCTGTTGCTGATACTGCTCACGCTGCACCGCCAGCGCCTTGTCCGCGGCGTCTGATTGCGTTTTCGCGGCATTCTTCGCGGCGTTACTCCCGATCTTCGCGCTGGCGACGGCTCCGCCAGCAGTAGCGATGCCCGCAATGACCGCTGTCGTAATGGCGCTCATGGACACACTCCCGTGCAGAAGTCAATTTCAATCAGCCGCGCACTCTCATCATCCGTGCCGTAGTTCTCGAAGATGGCCCGTGAATGAAATAGCGCGGCGTCAAAGAGCAAGAGTCGGTTGAACTGCGCCGCCACATGCATCCAGCGGTCCCATTGTGACGGATCGCACCATGCGAGCCCCTCCTCGATGCGTTCATCGAGTGTCTGCGCCGTGCTGGCCCTGGAGCCTGTCTCCCGATGCATCATAAAGTCGGTGCCGTCACCGACTGGCGCGTCCGGATTCAGATACAAAATGCCTGTCACGGTGCCCATATCCAAATCCTGGTGAATCGCATTCGGACAGGACTGGCCGAGCGGGCTCAGCCGCGTCAGGCTCGTGACGACACGCAACGTCGGGAACCGCGCTTCAAGTAAATCCGGCACCGTGCGATCAGGAATCTCGGCGATGCCGTGGAACACCACATCGGGGCCGAGTTCATGGCTCCGGCGCGGCATCGCCAGACAGGCGGCGCGATAGGCCAGCGGGTCAGGCAGGAACGCATCAATGACCTGAATCATGTGAGTCTCAGGATCCAGCCCCGCTCGAGCGGCGCAAAGCCACAGCGTTGATAGAGCGTCCCGGTGCGGTCCTCCACGATATCCGGCACCGAGGGCGACACCATCAGCATGAACACGGCGCCCTGCTCGCGCGCATAGTGGCGCCCGGCCGACAACAACCGTGCGCCCATGGAGCCTCTCGCCGCTGGGTCGACGAAGAACGCCAATTCTCCGCAACAGCGCTCACCGGACCACGGATGCGGACTACACAGGAGCGCCAGCATTCCGACAAGGCCGACGTCCTCATCGTCGGCGACGAGAATCACGCCATCGGCGTTGTTGATGAGAAACATCGCCAACCGGTCCATTTGCTCAAAGTTCTCGCTGAACCAGTGCCCGTAAATCGACTCGGCCTGGAACCGCGCGCCCATCAGCGTGAGGTCATCGACGTCCGCGAGGGTCGCGTGGCGAATGGTCATGCGGCCGGATACACCCCGGACAGGATAAAGGTTGCGCCCGTCAGTTCCGCATTCGTGTATTGCGCCGCGCCAAGTTTTCGCGGCTGAATCGTCGTGCCGCCTGGGAGATACGCCAAGATCGCCGTCGCGAGCGTCGAGAACACCGTGGCGAGCCCTGATTCCGCGACGGCCGAAAATGGCAAGCCTCCAATGACGGCCGCGCTCGCGTTGAGTGTGGCCGGATAGGTCACATTGGCGCCAATCATCACCACGCCCGCCGTCTTGCGATACCAACTCGAATTGACCGTAATCGATAAGCCAGCCCCGCTGGCATCATTCGGCGTCCATGTGCCTTCTTCGTAGTCATCGAAGGTATTCACATTCGCGGACGGATTCTGCGTGGCTGGAAAGGTGATCTGCCCGCTCCCCAGCGGCAACGACGCGGTCGCAATGTCCACACTCGTGCCACCGCGCGCCGTCGCCAGCACGCCCGTGATCGTGGAGGTCGAGAGCGCCACCGTAAAGCCTGCACCCGTCGCCCCGCCCGTCAACGTGCCGACACTCGTCAGGGAACTGGCGAGCACATTCGCCGCGAGTGTCGCGCCTGTGAGCGCCCCAGCTGCGGCCGTCACCGTGATATTCGCGGTCCCATCGAAGGCCACGCCGTTGATATTGCGCGCCGTCTGCAGCGCCGTCGCCGTCGCGGCGTTGCCAGTCGTGGACCCGGACGATCCGGTCACACTGCCGGCGATGGGATTCGTGACCGTGAGATTCACAAGCGTGCCGACACTCGTCAGAGACGAATTGACGACATTCGCGGCGAGGGTCGTGCCGGTCAACGTTGACGCATCCACGGCCGCCGCAGCGGCAGTAGCTTCGTTCACGGCTGTCACAAGGTTCGTCAGCCACAACGTCCACGTCGGCGTGTCGATGCTCTTGCGTTCCGCCGGGGCGCGGGAGAGGACTGGCATCAGTGCGCCCCTACGGAATAGTCAACCAGAAGATCAACTACTCGCCAAGGAATAGGGTCACTCACGGTGAAGCGCGGCACTGGATTCCGTCCTTGGCCGCATCTCGTCCAGCGCACGCGCGTATCGAACGCGCCGATCGCGCCAGCCGATTCCATGCGCTGATTACCGAACACCTTGCCGCCGTCCTTCGCGATTTCGAGCATCACGAGAGGATTCGAGCCCTGTCCTAAGTTCAATCCTTCGCCCGCATCAAGCACGAGCTGTAGGCTATGAATCGTAATCCGCCGCTGGTCCGCGCTGAGCCGTGGCGCTTGCCGCATGCGGCGGATATACGTGACAGATTCCACGCCGCCATCGGTCACATCGGTATGAAACGCCGAGGACATTTCATAGAGCGAACCCGTGAGCCGATCGCCGACGATTTGCTTCCCAAAGGCCATCATCTGACAGCCGGGCCGATAGGCATTCCAGACGGCATTGACCGGATCCCAGATTGCACGCTGGTGCCAGAGTTGAATCGACTGGTCGTAACACCATGTCTCGTTGCCTGTTGGAAACGTGAACACCGAATAGGAGTGCCCGCGCTCGGAATAGGCGAACGCAATCGTCAAGTCCAGGTCCGTATACTGGCTCAGTGCGGTCTCGATGGCGTGCGTGCTGATGCGCTCCGGCGTATACCCAGGACAGCGCACGATGAGCGGGCGCCCTTGCGCATTCTGTGCGACCCAACTGATGGCCGTATCCACGGCCCACGCAAACGGCGCGACAATCCCAAACGGGGACGACGCCTCTCGAATCTGCGAGAAGGGAAATGGAAGCGTCCCTTGATTGGCCCAGACTTCTCCGGTCGTTTCGCCGAGTAGTCGAATGAGGTCATCAGGCGTCACGATGAGCGCGCGCCACGGGTCGCCGGATTCTGACTGCGCGACCATCGTCGGATTCCAGCTCGTGCCGTCATAGAGCGCGGAGGCGTAGAACGCGCCGGTGTCGGCGTCGAGATACAAGAAGCGCGCATCAAGGAACGAGCCCATCGTCACGGTGGTGCCAGGCACGCCTTCGACGGTGAGCGTATTCGTCAAGAGGTCGAAGACGTAGCCGACACCGCCGCTCGTAATCCACAACTGATTGCCAGCATCGCCGTTGGCGTGAATCGTGACGGGGTTCGCATCGGCGGCGACGATGCCGCGCTGAATCGTGGACCACACGCCAGTGCCGACGTTATAGAACAGCTCATAGAACGCAAAGCCAGCCACGAAGAAGGCGCGGCCACGCTGGAAGAAGCTGCCTCTAATGGGCGCTTGAGCCACAGACATGACAAGGTCAAAGCCAGGTGTCGGCAGCATGCAATACGGCGCTGGCGCTGAAGGTGACTCATTACGCTCGATGAGCCAATTGATGAGCAACTCGTTATCAGCCATGAACGAGGCTGACTTCGACGCCGGACCCAAGAAGCCCTTATAGCTCTCGACTGGCATTACGGCTTCGCCTTCGCCTGCTCGGCTTCTGCATCGGCGTGCTCTACCTGACGACCGAGGCTGCGGAAATAGCCCTTGGCCGTCCACGCATCCTGCTCCTCGAAGGAATTGACAAGCTTCCGCTGACCCTCGCGGTTCACGAGCAACTTCGGCCACGGTTCCGGCATCAGCCGACAATCCAGGCCGTGGCGTTCTTGAACACTGGCACCACGATGGCTCCGCCGCCCACGACCGCCGACAACACCACCGGCGTCAAGGCGTTCGTCACATACGCGCGGTCACCCACTGATCCCGCCGGCAAGGTGGCCACGGTGAACGCGCCCAGATTCAGGACGCCCGTCAACGCCAGACTCGTGCCGGTCGCCGCGCCGATGTTCGGCGTAACCAGCGTGGGCGTCGTCGCGAGCACCGCCGCGCCCGTGCCCGTGACCGACGCCGTATTGATGGGCAGAAAAATCGAAGAAGCCATCAGTTCCCCCAGGCCCAGACATCCACCGTGCCGCCGCCAGCAACGACGACGGACACGCGCACACGGACCGCCCAAAACGATCCAGTGAGATGCACCACGATGGTCGCCCCGAGCGTGAGGTCCACGGCGTTGATCGTCTGAATCACGCTCCACGGCCCCGGCCACGGAGGCTCATTCTCGCCCTGCGTGCCACCAGCATGGCCTGCTTTGTAATAAAAAGCTTCCTCTACTACTAGCGCCCCAGACGCGATAACGCCAGCGACAGTGGAACCGCGTGCGACTATCGTCACCCTCTCGCATAATCCTGCGAGATAGAGCACGCCTCCCTGAGTCCCCGCCGCAGTCACTGCGCTCTGTAGTTTCTGAGGGCTCCCAGGCGTGAGGTTATACGACACAGCGCGCTCCTTCTGCTGTAAAATAGACGGGCCGCGACGGTGCGACTAACACCGACACGGCCCTTACCAGTGACCCCACGGAGGTCAGATGGCTATTCCAAAGACTATCAGCACGTGTCCACATTGCGGCGGCCAGTTCTCGCACTATCGGAGTGCGCCTAGACGATTTTGTTCGCACTCCTGTAGTTCTAAAACAAACAACACACACAAAACGCGAACCTATGTCGAGCGAATGGCCGCACGGCTTGAATTGTTCGCCGCCACACAGGGGGCAGACGAGTGCTGGCTGTGGACAGGCAGAATCGGCATCGGCGGTTACGGCATTATCCAAGCAATAAAACCGTATCGCGTCTTTGCCCATCGGGCCGCGTGGGAAGTCGTGCATGGGCCAATCCCTGACGGCCTGAAAATTCTTCACGTTTGCGACGTGAGGAATTGCATTAACCCAAAGCATCTGTTTCTCGGCACAATGGCCGACAATTCGGCTGATATGGTGAAGAAGGGCAGGAGCATACGAGGCGAGCAACGATGGAATGCGAAACTGACGCCAGCGCTCGTGCGTGATATTCGCGCGGCGGAAGGATCCCAGAGCACGATTGCAAAACGCTTCGGCATTTCTAGGAGTTATGCTGGAGCTCTTCGCGCACGTGTAGGATGGAAGCATCTGCTCTAGCCTTGGTCGCTAAGAATATTGTAGGCGCCGCCACGACTGCCATACCAGAGAGCCGAGTCAACACCTAGAATGCCTGGTTTGACGTTGGCACGCTTCGCGGTCGCGAATGCACGCGCAGCCATCTCCACAAGAGATTGACTCGGTTGCACGCCGAACGGAGACGCGAGCCGTAAGGCCAATTGGTAGACCAAGGCCTCCATATAGCCAGCCGGAGCGGTAATAATGCTATTCAGCGAGAGCGGCACGGCTAAGCTTTCTGGACCGTAAATCGCAATCTTTACGGATTGATTCACGACAGGCCAAAACGAGATCGTGCCGAGAATGGTCGACATGCTCGTTTGGTAGAAGAAATTGGTCGGTAGCGCGTTCGACAACTGCTTGATAGACAGCGCAGAAAACGTGTCTTCGTTCATCTGCGCCAACACTGATTCAACCTCAGGCGACGAACCAGGAATGATGAAATTAACGGTGTTAATCCAGACTGGCCGCGCTTGAATGATGTCAGCACCAACCAACCCAATCGTGATCGAATCTGTTCCTGGTAAGAGCGTGAACGTGGTTCTGAATTGCACCGCGAGTGTGAGACGGTCAGCCTGCCACGCGTCAATCATATTTTGGAGCCTGAGCAGTCCGAGCGCAGCCTGTCCTGCACTCGCAGTCTCAGACTCCCCTAACACCCCAAGCTCAGTTAAGGCGTCAGTAATGATGGCGCGAGCCGTGGCCATGCGTTAGTGTCTACCGCGACGGCTCGGAATTGGTATCTCCGGCTCCGGCTCATCCGGCTCCACCGGTTCCTTCAGCGTGAAGGTCTCCTGCGTTAGCCGGTAGCCTTCGGCCGTCATCGCCCGCTGTTCCTCTGGCGAGTGGACGGTGATTTCTTCGCCCGTCTTCCTCGACCACATGAGGCACGGATAATCGCTCATGCCACTTCCTTTCTGGGCCTTCCGGGTCCGCGCCGCACTTCCTTCTGCTCCGGCGTCTCTTGTGCCGCCTTCGAGAGCATTTCAGCGAGCTTGCTCTCCGGCAGCGCCGAGAGCTTGGCCTTGAGCATGGCGATCCGGTCCTGCTTCTGCGATTCAAGCAGCAGCGCCTGGTCCTCAGCGGACAGTGCCTCCCACTGCGAGCGAATGGCCTCCATCGGGTCAGGCTCGACCCATGCGGGCGCATTCGTCACGTAGCCTTCGGCCACCTTTGCTTGATGCTGCTCAGCCGAGATGACCGTAATCTCTTCGCCGCTCTCAGCATGCCAGAGCAATCGAGGATACGGCTCGGTGCGCGTCAGGTCACGTCCATCGCGTGGCGCTTCGGCGGACCAGAAGAACGTCGGCCGCGGGTCATCTTTCGT